GTGAGCTCCAATGATATTTAGCCCGAGACACAGGGGTATAAATATCCGAACTAATACAATATGGGCAGCGACTTATTCCAAAAACTTGTAGACAAGTATCCTTTCATAACCTTGTGCGTGTACTCCTCTAACGAATACGTGGGCATAGTGCAAAATCGAGATGATGTGATCACTACGATCTACGACTTTGGTATAATCCAAGATCCTGCCCAGAAACGCCGATACATCGATCTAGCCAACACCTGGTGGTGGGAAAGCAATAGATCAATCCCTATCAACATATTCCTGCGTGGGGAATGGGAAGAATTCCGTCTGTGCTTACGCACTTTTGTGAACAAAGACCTAGAGATCCTACACGGCCCTGTGTGTAGCTTGAACGATATTGCCCGTAGAAAGGGCAAACGAAAATCAATTACCCTGGTCAGGCGTGTTGATTAAGTTCATATGCAATGCCACCAATGCCGCGTAACCAAGTGAATGTGCTTTCTTGAACACATAGCCCCGGCTGTCATCACCATCCCACACTGATTCAAACACGTCGGTCCAGGTCCTATTTTGTAAATGTGCTTTGCCCGGCCGTATCACTGAAATAAACGCAGCCATCCTTGGGATTGAATCTGGCTTCATTGATCGCAATAACTCAGTATAGTTGCCTACATGCACCAACTGCCGAGCCCATTCCGAATCTGTCCACAGCCTGGTCCAGGGTGGTTCTGCTGCTAACATCTGTTCATAGTGTGCGGGATCCTTTATCAAACTGTACACACTCATGTTCAACAAGTCGATCTTGAAGTAGCCGCGAGCTTCTGCTGTTTCATAATCCAATGCCGCACATCCTGTTACAGGATCTCGTGGAATGTCAGTGACATAGATGCCGGAGTTGTGCCGCCTGCCGTTGCCTTGCCGTGCGGCTGTGTGCTGGATCAATGCCAGCACAGCATCCCTATTGGGCACATCAATGTCAATGTCTGCGCTCATACTGTGACCAAGGCTGCTACCATTCGCAGTTTTTCTTCGGCTTCACGAACTGCTGCCAACTGGTCAGCCACAGCAGGATGCTGTTCGGCCAATTCTTTTATTTTGTGTTCTTCCTGGCGCTTTTGATTTACCCAGCCTATGGCATCCACGGCATCTTGTGTTAGACTCACACTGACATCGGTCATCAGCAGAGGTTGCCACATCTGTCCATCCCATACTTCGATTCTCTGAGTTGTGGTATTAAACTGCATGTTACCCAGCCCTTGTGCTCCGCTGAAATTGTTCATGTAGTTGGTGGCACCATTGGCTAAAGTGGTTAGATATGGACCACTACCATACACATTCTTTATCATACTACCATCCTGCTTGAATTAAAATCTCTTTTGCGTATTCCTGATCCCCAGGATAATCCGCAAACTTCTTCTGCCATATATCTGAATCAATGTAAGGCCATATCATAGCCACTTGCTCTGCGTTGAGTTCTGCCAAGAACTTCTGCCCGGATTCACTGTTATAGATCACCCAAGCACTGATCCTGCCTGTGGTCACAGCATAGCATGTGGCATTTGCACTGCCATATCTAAGACAATCATGTGACGGTGATCCAGTCTTTTCACTCCAGTCCAATCCGTATTCGATTGCCCGGGCTAGAGCATCATTCACTGTTTCTTTCTGTACATGAGTCACGAGATACTCTGTGTATAACTTATCGCTACACCAGTTGTCAATCTTCTTATTACCTTTAAGCAACCATTCGAGAAAACGTTCTGGATTGATCACACGCACATCCACACAATACCTACCCCATTTCACGAATGCTCTGTAATAAGGTGATGTAGCAAAGTCGTCCCAACCTTTTAGCTTGGCTGATCCTTGTGTGTATTCGTAGAACTTTAGATAACCCTGCAGCCCCAACTGCACGCCACGCTCACTAGACTCTTGATAGCGTTTCTTTTGTTCGCAAACATGCACACTCAGCGTGGTTTCTCGGCTGAATGATCTCTCGCAATACCGGCATGTGAAGTTACTTGTCGTTGCCATGAGCCCGTTGCAGTTGAGCTATTTCTTTTTTGTCTGTGAGTTCAGCCATCAAATCAATTTCATCATCTTTGAAATGTGGATACAGTTCACGTAACTGTTTCTTTATTGTTGATGCACCGGCTTCTTTCTTCTTGGGTGCGATCCAGTTGTGACGCATTGCACCCATGCCTGGACTGGCTGCTGTGGCCATGAGCCATTGCAGTTTGGGATGTCGATGCATGGTAAAGAAGTGTTTGTTCAAGTAATGATTCACACTCTGCACATAGTATTCCTGGATCTCTCTGCTGCCATCCACTGCTGATCCCCAACGCACCATGAGGAAGGTAGAGAACTTCTTTCGTTCTTCCGGTGTGAGTTCATCATAGAAGTCACGGTTCTTTGCGTCCAACTGACGCATCTCATTGCCAATGTTTAGTTTATCGCTCATTTGATCTTGGTCAATCTATACACCATTTTTGTTTGACCCAGCAGGTCTTGTAGTGCCACATTGGTTTCAGCGGCTGCTGTTATGTCTCGCCATTCTTCGAATAGTCGGTATTCATCGCCGGCGAGTTCAAAGTAAGGCTCATGCTCTTTTTCTTTATATTCTTCCGTTTCCCACAATTTGTCCCATTTGATGCGTTCCCAGGCATCTGGTTCATACTGCTTGGTAAGCCACAGGTCAGTCCACTTTTCTGTATACGGGTCGGCAGGTGTGAGTTTGATGGTCTTTTTCATCGTGATTTGTCAGTTCGAGTTAAATGATACACCATTATAGCATGATCTAGTATGTCTTGTAAAGCAGGATTGGTGCGGGCTGCTCGGCGTATGTTGTGCCACAGTTGATCTTCCATTATCTGATCACGCTTGTTTTTTATTCCTGCTCGAATATCTGCGTCGCGCCGCTCTTCATGCGTGTCGTAATCATGCCCTATTTCGATTCGTGTGCTGGGATCTGCCCCTGCTTCGCGAGCATATACCGTGTCACCATCACGTTCATATATCAGTGGCACACCCGGCTTTAACTGTCCCATTACCAGGCTCGATTGTAATCCACTATTTCGCAGTTGCGGCTGATGTCTTTGACGAAATACACACAGTCCGGCTGCTCTGCGTCATTTATAGGGACACACAACATCTGCCCATTCTTCAACTTGGGTGCATACCAAGACACTTCCTGATATACATCAATAATCTCCAAGCTAGGGAAACTGGGACGGAAACTGCTGAGTGGATTGAATTGGAATACCTTGAACCCGCGATCATTCACACTGGTAAGTGGTAGCATTTCTAGATCTCCTACCTCGGGTTCACCAATCAAGATTTGCCAATCCACGGGCATTTTGATCTTGAAATCACCTATCTGTAGTACCAATGCAGGTGCGTTAAAACTTTCTAAAAAGATTAAAGGAATATAATGATAGTCTGGATTAGCCGGATCTGAATTATCTAATATAGCAAATCTCATGTCATCTACCTCTTCAGGCAAATGGTCGAGATCGTAGGGTTTGTTGTCTAGTGTTAGGATACGCATGAGTTTATTGTATATTGTTTTGTGTAAGAATGCAACCTATTGCCATGACAATTTCTCCTGAGTGTAAGGATAGTTGGCTTCATTGTAAAAGGTCTTGCGTTTGGTTAGATGGCGTTTGCTGAACTTGCATGTGCTGGTGATATCCCATATCTGCACATGATCTTTATCTTCAGCTTTACGGATACCACGTCCAATCGATTGTATCACACGGGTAAAACTCTTACCGGGCTCGATCATCACTAGATTAAAGATACGCGGAATGTTGATACCCACTGCTGCTACACCATATGTGGCCACGATGATCTTGTCTGTGCTGGTGGCGATTTCATCATATTCATCCTGCCGATCTTTGGCCTTGGTCGCGCCCGATACAAACACAGCACGGTCGCCTAGTCTTGACACCAGTTCATGCCCTGCTGCCACACGATCCACTAGCACTAGTGTGTTGCCTGTTTCATTCACTTGTAGAACCAGCTGCGCGATAGCATCTAGTCTACCGGGTTCTTCTAATAGATATTTCAGTTCTTCTTGATAGGTCTTGTGCTCGCGTATGTCTACCAGCTGTACCACGTTCACATGACACTGCGCCAATACGCCGCGGTCCTGTAATTCGCTTGCAGCAAGTCTTGAAATCACAGGCCCTAAGCTCACCAACAGGCTCTGGCTTTCGAATAGCTCTTTTGGTATGGTTCCCGTTAATCCCCAGCGAATTGGCACTTGCGCCATCACACCTGTTAATAGTGTTTTTAGCGCATCTGCTTTGGCCATGTGTACTTCGTCCACTATAACGCATACGACATTTTCAAGAAATTCCTGGATGGTACAATCACCCACACCATTCTTTGTGTTCTTTAACAGGTTATTTAGACTCTGCCAGGTGCAAATGGTGTGATGTCTACCATATTCTTTTCTGTCACCAAAGTAAACACCCACATCTAATTCCATATTGATGTAATCTTTTTCTGTTTGTGTCACAAGGCTTTTGTTGGGCACGATAACGATACTGCGACCGTACACACTAACAGCATCGCTCAATGCTGCTGTCATGATGGTCTTGCCAGCACCTGTGGCCACCTCCTGCAAGCATTGCGGATTGGCTAAGAAATTGTTGATGATCTCCACCTGATAATCACGCAACAAGATGGGTTGCCCTGCTGCAGGATGTCCTTGAGGCCATTTACGGTCCTGATAAGTGGTTTCTGTTACCTGCGTGAAATCAAATGTGGTAGTGTACTCACGTTGATCATCCAGTTCAATGTCGTAGTTTTGTTTCTCTAATATAGGAATGATCTCAGGCAAGAGATTCACATAAGTGCTGCCGCCTAACTGGAAATAGGCCACTTTGCCATCCCACCGCCCCAGTCGCACAGCAGGAAGATAGCGAGCGTAAGGCACATCGTATTTGAACTTCTTCACTAGATCTCTGCGAGTATCAAGATCCAATCCTTCGATCTTTATGTTCACTTCGTCGCGTATGGTTATTGTTGCTCTTTTCATTCTATGGATACCCTGGTAACATACTGTCGTTGTTCAATGAGATCAATCAATTCCTGCTGGGATCTTGAGTCTTCTAGATCCGCCACAGGATATCTCATGGGCAATGCGTTTGTATTATACACGTTTTCAATACCTCGAGCAACAAAGAAATCACGATGTTGCTGTATATAGTTTTCCATCACAGGCAGATAGGCTCGGGTATCTATATCAAAAAATGACACAAAGAAATCCGCAGAATATCGTTGCCAAGGTTGGAATGCGTCGTCGCCGATGTATTGGTCTTGGTCATGTGCGAGATCTTCAAGAGTCTTCCCAATCTCTACATAATTCAGACAAACCGTTCCAAATGGAACTGTCAATGATCCGTATTTCACAGCCATTTCAGGAGGTAATTTATATATCTTGGGCATGCCAAACCAAGTGCAAACGAATCTAGGCTGCACCAATTTTAGGCTTTCGCATCTGTGAACTGCTATGTTTAGTTGTGCTAATGCTTCACGTACAGTATCGGGCGCTTGTATCCAAAAATCATGCGTCTGTTGATCCAATAATCCATGATAAGTTTCAAATATGTGATGTAGATAGTTGAGATAATCCTGATCCTGTGTGCTTGTAAATGGCCTCTGAATAATGGGTTCATAGTCATTGATTGTTTTGACACACTGCAATATATAATTTTCTGCCCGTTGTTGTTCTTTTTCTTGAGAATCAAATCCGTAAAATCTAGTAGGGTCATCTAAAGGCCAGGCATCGCGCCGGCTCATTCGTTCCAGCCACGCATCCCCAATGGGATTATTTCTAACGGCGAATCGTAATTGGATGGGATCGTCATGCCCCAGTTCTAACACAAGATATTTCATAGTGCTAGTATATAGCCACAGCAAATAAAAGTCAAAAAGACAGGTGCCATTCAAGCACCTGCCATAAAAGAGTCGCCGGGCTAGAAATTCACTGCGACTCTATTTTCGCACCCACCGCCGAAAATCTACCGGATCTTTACCACGCGGAATCCAATCTCCTCAGCTTCATCAGCTTCGTATTTGGTATCCACAGCATACAAAAACAAATCACCATCCCAGATTTCAAACATATCGTTTCCTTAAAAGATTGCTTCAAGCAATCGAGCTAGATAATAGGCACTGATAAACAAACACACCCACCCTGACATTGTGGAGCCATCCTCAAAACAATGCTTGGCGAACCACCCATTCAGCAACATCCAAACAATTGACACTTCCATTTTACTCTACCTTCATGCAGGTAGTCTCTGCCAGTCGACGCCAGTTGTCTGGACTCAACTTACGCAAGTCTGCAATCTTCAACGCCATACGCAGACTCATCTCACGCAAGCGGGCTTGGTTAGTTTCCATAAACTCAAAGATGCTGTCTTGAGTTTCGGGCTCAAAGTCGTAGTCTGCGAACAGCACACCGTCTTTAGCAATCTGTTTGATACGCAAGATCTTGTCACGCATGGTGTCCAAGGTCAAGTCCAAATAATGGCAACGACTCTGCAGAGCATCCAAGTGATCGCGCAGTTTCTGCGACTTCATCTTGTCAAACTTCAAATTGGTAATAAAGATCACACTGCCTTTGAAGTCGAAGCTGTCTGGGATGCCTTCACGGCGCAGTGCGCCAGATTCACTCAACCAGGAAATCTTACGCTTCTTGCCAGAGTCCAACGCACCTTTCAGCAAGTTCAAACACACGTCGTCAAGCAAGATGCTGTCACAGTC